CAAGCACCCTCACCTTGTAAGTGAGATACTTCCCTACTTTTGCGTTGACCCTCCTACTCGCCCTGTCAAGCTCTTCCTGCAATTCCTCGTCTCTCATCGACTCAGCCGGTATGTTCAACCTGTTCCGGACAACCGCCAACTGATTAAGACTCATACTTCAACCCTCCGCTTCACAGTAAAATAATCCTGCTTGGCTATATAAACGAGACCGCTTGAAAGCGTGACCTCAAGTTCATAGACATAATTACCTTCCGTAATGTCTGTCTGCGTGTCTGTCAGGGTCACGGTGCATTGACCGGCTGAACCGTCTCCAACTATCGCCCCGGCAACTGTAAGGGTTGGCGTGGTCTGACCAAACCGCTTAGACACCTTGAAGGAAATTGTTGAGCCGGATATGTCAACAGCTACGCCACCATCGGTAACTGTAAAGGTAAGAATCCGGTCTTCCTTCCTATAAATGGACACCATAATATTTATTCATATTTAAGCAGTTATCCCTTCGTTCTGTTCTATGACTGCTGAGATTCCTTCATTCACATCAACGCTTCCGCTTATAGACTCATTCTGTTCAATCGAGCCGGAAACTGACTCCTGCATATTTTCCCACCAAATCGCCACTCTTCCATTAATCTCCTTCGTCTTGGTCACAGTAAGGGCTACTGCGGATTTAATCGTTTTGGTTTTTGTAACCGTAAGGGCTACTGCGGATTTAATCTCCTTGCTCTTGGTCTGCGTAATCGCCACTCTACTGTCAATTTCTTTGGTCTTCTCTCCTGCTATCAGGATTCTGCTGTCTATGTACTTCGTCTTGGTGTAGGTTATGGCTACCATTCCGTCTATCTCTTTGGTCTTCTCGTAGGTTATCGCCACCATTGCCTTGATTTCCTTGCTCTTTGACTGCCCGATAAGTACCCTTCCGTCTACATCTTTGGTCTTTGACAGGGTAACTGCTACTCTCGCATCAATATCTTTCTCCTTTGTGCGAGTAAGGGCGACCATTGCATCTACGGACTTGTTCTTTGTCTGAGAAATGAGGACTCTGGCATCTATGTATTTCTGCTTTGAACCTCCCACGCTTACATAGGCATCTATGGTCTTGGACTTATCCTGCTGAATCAGGATTCTGCTGTCAAGCTCTTTAGATTTCGTCTGAGCGATAAGAACCCTCGCATCTGCATCCTTGCTCTTGGATTGAGTAATCGCTACAAGACCATCCATATCCTTTGTCTTGGACTGACCGATTAACACCCGGCTTTCAAGCTCCTTGCTCTTGGTCTGAGCTATGAGAACCCTTGAGTCTATCTCTTTCGTCTTTGACTTTGCTATGTAAACATTATAGACTGAGGCGGTTCGTGTCATTATGCAGAGTTCTCGTGAAGAGTCTGAACATATCTGAGCGCAGATACCTCCGACTGCTCAATACTTAAGGTGTCAACAAGAGAGCCGGTATGCGACCCTGTTCTTATCTCAAGAGTTACATCTACCCCAACCCTCTTTAACTTGCAGTAGTATCTTGTGTCTGTCCCTATCACTCCGGCAGTCTGGTCAAACCCAAAAGCTCCAAATCCTCCGCTTTGGCTTCCATTTGACAAGAATATAAAGTCTTCACTCAAAGCCACCAGAATATTATTCTGACCGTGATTGTAGGCATTTCCGTAAGTGGTTGAGACCATCATCACAAAGACATACTGCTCAAGACTGATGTCCACATTCACGACCTCAAAAAGAATCTCGAAATCTCCTGAGAACGCACCTGCTCCAAAGTCCTTGTAGATGTAGCTGTTTCCAAGAGTCCCCCCACCTACTGTCGTTCCGTTGTATTTGTTGACCGTAATCTCACTCTCGGAATCGACTTCTGTGTAGGTCGTGAAATCTTCAGCATTTCTTCCTGTATCAACAAGGGAGTCTATATCCTTCGTTTTCTCGCCTGTAATTGCAACTCGTGAATCAATATCTTTGGTCTTCTCCCTTGTTAGTGCAACCATCGCATCAATGTCTTTATCCTTACTCTGAGAGATTAAAACTCGTGAATCAAGGTACTTCGTTTTCTCCACTTCAAGAATAACATCGTCGCTATCTCGTATGTAATTTATATACAGAGTTTTTGTTTCAGCAGTCAAATCCTGCCAATCAGATAAATCAGTAGAATTTGAAACATAACCTTTTAGATAGCCAAGTCTTCCTGAGGGCACGCTCCAGTTTATATTATTTGAAACAAACCCCCCCGCCGCAGGGAGTTCCAATCTGGTGAGGGAGGAGCAACCGTAGGCGTATGCATACATAAAGTAGGTGCCTACCGAAGTCAGACTTGATGTGTCAGGGACGGCGAGGGAGGTGAGGTTGGAGCAACCGTAGGCGTAGTAAACCATAAAGGAATAGCCTGCCGAAGTCAGACTTGATGTGTCGGGTACGGCAAGAGATGTGAGGGAGGAGCAACCGTGGGCGTATGCATACATAAAGTAGGTGCCTACCGAAGTCAGGCTTGATGTATCTGGAACATCAAGAGAGGTGAGGGAAGAGTATCCGGAGGCGTAGAGATACATAAAGTAATCGCCCATTGTTCCGCTCAGTGCCGCTTTTTGAGAGATGGCAATTTCCGTCAGATTGGTTGATTGTCCATAAAAGGCGGGTGTAGTATAATTATTGCCTGATTTGTTCCAATCCAGTCCGACCTGCATTGTCGTTGATGAAACAGGAAATGTAGTACTGGTTCCCGATACCGATAATTCCGTCCACGAACCCGAAGTTCCTTCTCTGTAATAAACTGTACCGCTTGTAGCTGAAGAAGACCCTCGATAAAGGCTGATTTTGCATGTTCCAGAAGCCGCCGCAAATGTGAGGGTCTGTATTAAGTCATAATCCTGGGATGGATTGATTGTTGCCATAATACCACTTCAAGCCATATAAATACTTCACTTGTCGACTTTTATGCCTCCATCTTCAATCTGTTTTATTTTTGCTTGTGTTTCGGCGACCCTGTCTTCAAAGTGCTTAAGGTTGGATTTCAAAGTAGCCAAATGAATCTTGGCGTCAACAGTTTCAGTTTTAATTATTTTGACCTTATTTCCTGAGACCTCTAATTTTTCTTCCATAATTTACTCAACGTTCTATTATTTAAGCAACGATATGTAAATTCACTCCCCTTAGGCATTTTCCTTCACACCTTCCAATAGAATACTTCTCTCCATCTTAAAGAACGCTATTCTTTTTATATTCTCCCCCCCTGCTGTCGTCTGCCATCCTATACCGTACCCTTTGACCTCTTTACCCCTTTTTCCACCGAATATTCTCTTTTCTATTCTGCGGAAAGCTATCCATCTGAGTTTATGTTCTTTCGGGTCGAATCCTTCGGGAAGAACAATATTTACGGGGTTTCCGTCAATCGTAATTTCTCCCGACTTCATATCCACGCTGATTATTTCATTATTAATCTCAAGCTCGATTTGTCTCAACTTTTCGAGGTCTTTAAGCTTCTCATTGAATGCAGTAATATCTGAATCTCGAATCCGGTCAAAGCCATTGACTGTTTCAAATTTCGCCCTCCATTGTATTGGAAACACCATAATAAATGCAAAGATTAAAAAAAGAAATCCTGTTTAGGACTCGTCATAGTTTATCGTTACCGTAAGAGTTCCGATATCGCCCGGTGTGGTGGTGGTATCTGCAACTGAAAGCTGGAATACCATATAATCAGTCTTGTCTCCCGAGTTTGAAATTCCTCCACTCGGGGTTATATCTATTGCCTCTCCGGAGCTATCCCAGCCTGTTAGGGTGGTAGTGGCTACCGATGAGGAAGTATTTACAGGTGTGACTCCTGTGGCTGTTGTTCCCGCCTTAACATCGAGACCTGCATCTGAAAGTGAACCTGCCGACTTGTAGAATTTCACATTGGTGATTGCGTTAAATGTGCCTGTGAACTCAAGTCTCGCCCATCTCTCATAGGAGTATGCCGTTCCTGAACTCAACTTTGTGATTGGCTTGCTCATATAGTCAGTCCCACCAGTATCTACGGAGTCGTCATTCAGGAGGTTAAGGTTATCTGCATCACTCCCTGCGCTTGTCTCTGTTGCCGCATTTGTTCCGGTACAGATTATCAAATTGCAAGTTACCGCCATAACTAATCACTCTCAGGGTATTTATTCTTACCCTTCTCTTTCAGAAGTCCCTTATCAACAAGGTCTCTAATCTCCGGTGTGTCGTAGAACTCGGCTTCCTCCCCTTCTTTCAGGTTTCTGTTGCCGATACCTCCGATGTTTCCGAAATTCATATCTTGACAAGCCACAAGCGTAATCTTCTTAGGTAATGCACTCATAACTAATTAACTAATTAACTATTTAAATAAAAAATCAAAACTACTTTTTGTCCTCTCCTTTGGCATCGGGTGTTTTTACATCCGGCTTCTGAGGGGCTTTCTGTTCAGGGGCTTTAGGCACAGGGGTCAGACCGAGAGCAATGCCCTGTTCATAAGGCAACTCTACAATTTCACCAACCTCTATGTCAAGAAACTTGGACATCATCCCCAACAAAGGAGTAGTCCGAATTGTCTTCGGCTCTCTTGTGTTGTTCTGAAATCTCACCAAGTTAGATTCTCCTGCCATAGTCTACTATACGGAGTCACCAAACAGGTAGTAAACCCTTTTCTTGTCGTCTGTCGAACCGCCTACGGTGATAGTGGCAACGCCTGATGTGACGGATGTGGTTGGCTGTTCCTGAACTATCACGCTGTCTGTGGTTGTGTGAATGAAACCAATCACGCCCTCAAGAGTCTTCATTCCGTAATCTGCAAGAGTCACGGCAATGGTGTCCCCATCGTCAACGGTTGCGGCGGTTTCAATCTTTATGCAAACAACTCCGGGATTTGGTAAAACTTCCCTAATGGTACATCCAGATGATACATCTCCCATAATCTACACACCCAAGTATTTAAATATTTTGAAAAAAGAAAATCAAATCTTACTCCTTAATGACGGCGTTAAATGCGGTGTTCTTGCATATCAACGCTTCGTACATCTTGAGCATAAACTTCTCGCTGTCGTTGGTCTTTGCAAGTTCCTCGTAGGTCATATCCTGCAAGACCCTCATCTCGATAAAGTCCATATCCAAAACAAGGACAGTACCATAGCTCGATGAACCCTCAGCCAAGTACTGGCTTGGGATTATCGGGATTGGTCCCACCTGTGAATTATAGACGATGGTCGAGAAACCCCATAAAACTTCCTGTTGACTCTGCAAATAACCTATCTTTGCGTTCAGAAGTCCAAGAAGCGTTTTGTACGCACCCGGACTTGCGATTGCAAGGTTAGGTCTGCCTCCGTCAGCAAAGGCATAGCTTACTGCTGTGTCAAGGTCTGCCAAAGCGATAGCCGCACTCAGAGCTACTTTGTTGGTTGTACTCTGCAAGGTCAGTAGTCCGTCAAACTCAGTTGCGCTTGTAGAAGAGTTACCGTTTATGATTAGGTTCTCCTCCAACTCCCTCAAAGCTCTCGCCCTTAGAAGGATTTCAAACTGCTTGGCGGTTGGCGCTGATGCGTTCCCAAAGCTTGAACCCGGCAATCCAGTTCCTGAACTGTCGAATCCTTGTAGCATATAAGGAGGCATAGCCGCTTGTGCCTGACCTGTCACTCTACCAACAGAGTAAAGGAATTTGATTGCGGTTGAAGCTCGGTCTTTCGTGTCTGTGACTGCATCAAGAGCCGCATCTTCTCCTGCGGTTACTGCCGCACCCTTCGCTGTAATCTTGTTGTAGTCGGCGTACATCCCAATGTTGGTTACTCTTGGAATAATCTCAACAAGAGGGGTGTATTTCCTTGTAGTATCGACCACACGAGGGTCAACACTAACCGGAATCATTGCGTAACCGGCAGTACCAGCTCCACCAGCCGTAGTGGTAAGAGCTGACTTAAGCTGTGCTTCTCTTGACATCATAAACACGGACTTCAACTGAGGTCGAAGGTCAATACCGTGCCTCACATCAACATACCTTTGCTTTGTTCCTATGACCGTTAAAGGATTCTGAGCGCTAACATTTGAGAAGTCAGGTACTTCCGTTCCTACTTGTCCTGCTTCCATATTAACACAAATCCAAAGGGTTTAGGGTCGCTGATTTCGTCTCTACATTCTTAGGAGCATCTAAAACTGACTTAAGCTCAGGGGCTTCTTTCAGGGCTTTCAGTTCTGCTTTCACAGATTTCAGCTCCTTCTTCATTGATTTCACTTCGTCTTCATCCTCGTCCTCTCCATCCTCGCCGTCTTCCGACTTTGATTTGGTAAGGGATTCAATGGACTTAGACATAACCTCCATCATTGATTTCATAGAAGCCATACCTTCTTCAAGACCCTTAAGCCGTGCATTAGTTTGAGATTTCTCCTCGTCTTCTGGTTTCTTGTCGTCGTTTGGTTTAGTCTCGTCTGCCATAACATTATTCTTCGAGGTATTTATATCTTTGACCTCTATGGCATCTGCATCCACAATCTCAAGGGGAGCTAACTGTTCACAGTCCTCAAAGTCCTCAAGGGATTTGGTAAACACCTTGACCATACTTGCCGAGATATTGACCGGGTTTCCGGTAAGAGCAACATTCAGGAGCTTCACCTTGTCAAGAAGCCGGTAAAAGATTCCCTCCTTTGTTTTGGTCATTACCCTCACAGGCAGGTATGCTATCGAGAAACCGTCAATAAATCCGTTCTTTATGCTCTGCCAAATCTCATCAAATCGGGTGTGCGCATTGTTCAGCTTGGCTTTTACATAAGCACCGTTGTCTTTCTTGACCGCATCTACGATTACTCCTATGGGGATTATCGTCTTGTTTACTGCCTTGTCGAACATTGTCTCCCCCCTCATCGCCTCGTGTTCTATGTCGAGCTTAATCTTCCTCCCTTTGATTTGGAAGACCATATCGTCAATGCAGGTCTCAGTCACAATGTCGTTATACAAATCGGGGTCTGTGGTCGATATGAACCCTTCTATGAAGTATTCTGTCACATCTCCCTTGACCTCCTCTCTGAATTTCAGACCATCAGTACAGAAGACATAAGGTTGGTTGTTCTGTTCCATAATATCAGTCCGGCTTAAATAGTACAGTACACCGGCAACTTGGGTGAATAGGCGGTGTCATTGCCATCTTTTGGCTTACGCTGTCGGAAAACGGCTTGTCCAGTTGTTTGACCTGACCTTGAAGTCTACGGCATATCGGACAGGTTAAGCTATCATCGGTACTCATCCATTGCTTCTTACCGCTTACGCCTGATTTCTTGTACCCTTCAAGAGTCCCCATATTCTCAGCCCTCATTGTCTCTGTCCGGGCAATCATCTCTGCCCTTCCAATCCCCTTCTTTAGTATCTTGGCTATCTCCTTCTTGAGCTTGGTGTTCGAGTGTCCATCCATCATACCCCTCTCAAGCATCTGTCTCAGGTCATTCCTCATCTCCACAGTAAGGTCTCTCACATTGTCAAGCGAGTGTTCTTCAATAAATGACAGGACTTCGGGGTCTATCGTAAAGTTCTTCCCGAATTTGGCGGCTACCTCATCCATTCCGTCATAATACGACTCCCTTATGGCTTTGGTGATAATCTCTCTCAGGTCTTCTATCGGGATTTCTTTCAGGGCTTTCTCAATCTGTGGCTTGGTCATTGCCTTGAGTCCGTCTAGTGGTCGGCTCTTCGAGTTCTCAAGAAGATTAAGGATGTCGGTCACATAGACCTTAAGCTTTTTTTTTACTGAGGACTCTATGACTTCAAAGGGCTTCATCACCATCTCGTCTGCTGTGGTCATTGCTTTGGTCTCCTTCTCACCTTCGGGCTTGTTCTCGTCTGTCTTATCCTTTGCTGTCTCCTCTGCCGATTCCTGCTCCCCTACTTTCTCTCCGTAGATTTTGTCTTGGTCTTGATTCCAACTCAGCAGGGCTTGGGGCTGTTGCTTGTTCAGGTTTGCAAACGGCTCATCTCCTCCCTCCAACGGCTTGTCACCATTCTCTGCCCTGATTTCATTGATGGTCTTCACTCCATTGGCAAGCATCAACTGGTACATGGTCTGCCTCTGTATGTCTTCATCGAGGTCTTCGAGCTTGAAGCGGAACTCTATCTTGTCGCTAAAGTCAGTCCACAGGATATTCGAGTTTATCGAGTGTTGCAAAATCTTGAGCATAGGTTTTATTGTCCTTCTCCTTCCGACACGGCTTTGCACTACTTCTGTCGCCCTGTTAGAATCCATCGTGTAGCCAAGCTCAGAAGGGGTGATTCCAATGCAAGACCAAACAAGCTTTGCGAACCATTCCTGTTGGGTTATAAGCTGTAACTCCTCATTGCTCCAACCAATTCTCACAAACTCGCCATCGTGACCGACAATAGGCAGATTATAGAAGTTCTTCCTCCAAGTTCCGGCGCTGTCCTTCACTCTCATCTGCTCAAGCCAAGCATTTGAGAAATCCTGTATCTCATCGCTTGATGCTCCAAGCATCTTGATGTAACCCTTTGGAACGACATCTTCCGTGAACTGCTCCTTGTGGTGTTCTATTGCGTAGATAAGGGCTTGAAGCACAGTAGTCAGCGTGGATATTGCAGACCTTCCGTAAATGTTCTCCGGTAAAGGATTCTTCTGAATCCAAACAATCTCCTGAGTGCCGAAGGGTATTGGCAATGCTCCTGCTCCCCAACTATACTGGAAATAAGCGGCTTTCTCCCTGATGTAGTTTTGCATATTCCTTGTGAACACTCCTTCCCTCACCTCCTTGAACACCTGAATCGGTATGATTCCATCCTTGTTTCGCATCGTTCCGAAGATGTCCGGGTTCTTTACGAAAGTTCCTCCGTCTCGTACATACAGCTCTACGAGTTTCTTCCCTTTTGAGAACACTTTATTCCATATCCCAGAATTGATTACCAGTATGTCTCTCAGGAGCATCCTCAACTGGAAATCAAAGTTCTCATCGTTCACATTGGGATTCTCAAAGAAACCTGTGGCATTGGAAATTATCTTGTCAAGTCCCCCCTTTCCATCCTTCGGCACTATCTCCCAGTCTATCGAACTCACCTCGTCTATAATTGCCGTGATTGCTGTCTCGCAGTACGGAACTGATGCCAACCTTCTCAGTTCAGGAATATCCACTCCCCTCGGATAGCCGAAGGGCGGTTTGTAGAGAAACTCAGGAATTACGGACTTGTAGATTGACTCCATATAAGACTTGGTTGGGATAACTGCCGCTTTGAGACCCATCGCTCTGATTTGGGGTATCGGTGAAGCAACTGTCGCCTTGAGCTGTGCTACTGTCCCAATATCCGAACCATTAAGCATAATAAATAATACCCCATATATAAATCCCAATCACACAATCAACCTCCTTTCTGCGGATATAAACCCAAATGCAGGTGTGGGCTTGACCTCGTAGACCATTCTCATAAGAAGGGTATCGAGAAAGTCTGGGCTTCTTTGAAGATTCTCCTTCATTGCATCCTTCTTTATGATTCTGAGCTTCACTTCGTCATTGTCAAGGTTGTCCCTCCTCAACTGCTCTACCTCCTCAATGATTCTCTCCCTTATCTCAGGATTGTCGCATCTCACATAAATCTTGCGCTCGTTTATCAGCTCTGCCAGTTTGAAGGCACATTCAGATTTCAGATTTGCGTACATCTTGTTGTGCGCCGGGTCTCCTCCGTGAAACTCCTTTATGCCTGTGAGGTAACTGCTCAGATAGCCCCCTATTCCGTCAGAGTCGGCTACGCATTGGCTTCTTGGGATATTCCTTTCAATCAGAATCTTTTGAAGCACATCCTCCATCTCCCTGCCTGTGGTCTTGGGCAATACTGACTCTATTGTTGCCACCATCCCCTTCCAGCTCATTGCCACAAACTTATCCCTGCCCTGCAATGCGAGGTCTGCGCTCAGATAACTCTTGCCCTCCGGTAAGATGTGCTTGTTCGTGAACATATCGACAATGGCATCGTATTCACACATCTTTGATGGGTCTGTATCGTACTCCCAGTTTCCGTAAAGCAATCTCTCCCTGCTGTTCTTGTCGAGCTTCTTGAGGTTTTCTATGTAGTGTTGGGAAATGAACGGATTGTCCCCTACCAATGCAGGCAGGAACTTTCGGTATATCGGAAGCGTACCATCCTTCCACGGCTTGTAGAAATCGGAATACAGGAAATTCTTTGCAGGGTTTGAAGCCATAAAGAGCTTCGGGATAAGACCAAACTCGTCAAGCTTGTACCTGATACGGCTCATCACTATGTTCTTGGCTTTTAGGGTAATCTCACTCAGCTCGTCTATGGCTGCTCCGGTGAACTCTGAGCTTCCAAGCGCATCAAACTCCGGGTCTGAGGGGTAAAGGAAAAGGTCTTTCAGGTAAATCTCGCTACCGTTCTTCCAGACTATCTTCTCATCTGCCACATACCTGAAATCCACATCCCTCTTAAGTCCCCAACTGTGGCATACATCAAAGAAGGTTAGAAGCGTGGTCTGCTTGAGGGTCTTGAGCTTAGCCCTCCCCAAAAGCCACCTGCTCTTGGGATATTTAAGGCACATCATTATCAGCCATACGCAGATGCAGTATGATTTTGCCCCTCCTGCCGCACCCCCGAAGAGTAACTCTGTGGTCTGCTTGTCTGTGAGAATCTCCAATGCCTCCATCTGCTTTGGAGTTGGTCTGAAATAAATCTGCTTCATACTTAATTGTACCTTGCCCTTTCTATTGCATTTGTCGCCTCTACCTTTGCGATAGATACTGCTTCCTCCCTTGTCACGAAGTTGGGCATCTCTCCTCTATGCGGTAATTCAATGAGACTGCCTTCTTCGTAACCTAACGACTTGGGGATTACTATATGAAGTCCTCCCTTCCCAAACGCCTTGACCTGCACTTTCATATTGGCATCTATATAAATCTATATAGAATTATATAGACTCATCCTTCGGAGCTTCTTCTGGTCTGATTATGTTAATCTGAACCCCTCCTTCTACTTGGTGCTTCTCCGGAGTCTTGTCAACTGCCCCTATATTGAAGAGCCAGTTATTCCACTCCCCCATCACCTTGCACGCTTCAACATACCTCCCCTCTGCCATCAGTTGCTTGATTGATTTATTGTAAACCGTATGGCTGATTAGGGGCGCTTCTCTGCCAACTATGGTTTTAATGAACTCCCTCAAGACCCTAAAGTCGTGAGCTATCTGAGACTGCGTGACACCAAACACACTTGCAAGTTCGTACTGGCTAATCATTCTCGGATGCCCTGCCTCTTCGATAAGCTCAAGGATTTTGGCTCTCCTCTCCATATAATTGAAGTCCTTCTCCGGTTTGCCTTCTTTGATTTTGACTTTCGTGTAATCTATCTGCTCAGCCATAAGTCTATATAATTCTATATAACCTTATATAACATTAGCCCCGATTAGTTGGTCAGCGAACTCTTCCTCTTACACAATATTCTGACCCCTTGCTTCTTCTTCCTTCCTTCTGTCTGCATATCGACATTGTTTCTGCCCCATTTTCCGTACATCACTCCTATGTCTGCATCTTCGTTCAATGAAGTCCTTGTAGTTTGCAGTCCCCCTTCTCCTCCCCATATCGCTCCGAAGTCGAAGTAGAATCTTGTGTCGCTAAAGATTATCCTGTCCTTTAGCAATGCTTGAAGGGTTAAGTCTACATCCTCCCCCCTTACTTTCAGTCTTTCGTCAAAATTGAGCTTCCTCCCCCTCACTCCGAAGGCGCTACTTGCGAATCCCCCTACGAACCTGAAAGGGTTTGTAGCCAAGAAGGACATAGGGTTTGGCTCTCTATTCCAGTAGAAGAGGGAAATATCCAAGTCCTCTGCTATGCTCATACTGTTCTCTATGATTTGCTGTATGTCCTCCCTCTTGGTGTATCTCCGGGTGCTTCTCCCTACCAAGCATCTGACCCCCTTGAAATCATCGTCTATCATCACGATGGTCTCCTCATTGAAGTTGTTGAGAATCCAGTTTCTTGTAGGTGTTATGCCTCTGATTCTTTCGGGAGTGGCTACAATCTCACCTCCTTCCGTTTCAATCTTAGAATATGCTTCTTTGTCCCCTTCCCCCACTACCACCGTGTATTTGGTTAGGAGCTTGTCTAATTTTAAGAGGTTTTCGGGTCTGCCTTTGGATGGCACTACGATTCTATACCTCCCCATCCTCCTCCTTTGCCTCTTCTGGCTTCTTGCCGAAAAGGGCTTCGTGAAAATCCTTGAACTTTACTGCCCTCAGTCTTCCTATCTTCCTAGACCCCACCGGACTTGCGTTGACCATTCCGAGCTTGAACTTATTGCGAAGCCAATTCCAGTCCTGCACGGTCTCGCTTACGATAAGCAGATAGTCGTAATGCTCAAAGGGTTGCAGTTCTAGTTCTGGTACTAGTCTGTGGTCTGATGCTTTCGTCTTCTCCAAAAGACCCGACAGGTCACTCTCCACCTTGTTCAGCATAAGCCCATCGTACAGGGCAAGGTGATTTTCCTTGAGCTTCTCTATCAGCTTCTTGGCGGTTATGGTGTACCTCCCCTGTATGTACTCATTGTTAAGAGCCATATTGAACGCCTCCTCCATCTCATCGTCAAGGTCTACCAAAGACACCTGCACCTCATCATAGCCGAGTTCCGTGATAATGGACAATCGTTGGTTTCCTCCAACTACATTGTTGTTGCGCTTGTTCACAATCAATGGCTCTCTCAGACCAAAGGTCTTGATTGAGGTTTTAAGCCCCTCCCTCGCCACCGTTGAGATTTCTCTTGGGTTATACGGACAGGGGTTAAGCTCCTCCACCTTCATTGTCACTATCTCCATAATTAGTCCCCATTGAAATACTTTCCAAGACCGCCGGATTCCTCGCTTCTTCGTCTTAGCACGAAAAGAGGGGTTTCCCTCGAATCGTACTTGAAGCCCTTCCTTGCCTCATCTTTGTATTTCTCGCTTGAAGTGTCCTTGTCCAAGATTGTTGCCTCATCGCAAAAGTGGTCTACTCCCCTCCCCATCTTCTTGCCTGTCCTTGTGTGCTTGTCGAAGGCGTAGTCCGGGATTTCAAGATTCTGACCTGTCCTCCTCCGGTAAAGGATTGCGGCTTGAGCATTGTCCGAGTCTCTCGATTTGTTTGCCCTGCACAGAGCAAGTACGGCGTTTGTGAACGATAACCTCCAAGCTCCGTTTGTGGGATACCACTCCTGCGTATCCTCTATCGCCTTGATTGCGAACATTGCAGAAGTCATATCTCCTGTGCCAATGTCCTCGTGTGCCATTACCTTTAGCCGAGCCAAAGGAATTTTTATCAGTCCGCTTTCGGCAAACTCAAATGCCCAAAACAACGCCTCTTCCTCCATCCCCCTTCTTACAGATTTTTGGAGTGCGGACATCACATCATAGGGGTTGTACCCCTTTATCGTGCTTCCTTCCATAAATATGATAGGTTTTATTATATAAATAGTTTAGGTTTGGGTTTGGTCAAATCTGCTGTTGAAGTCGTTAAAATGGTTGAGGGCGGTCTTATTTGGGTCTCTCCCCCTGCCTTCGGCACTTGTTGGTTAAGCTACGGCTCTTGGAATTTTCTCAATATCCTCAATCAGATAAAAAAAAGGGTCGGGGGGTTGATTACTCCCCCCGATTGCCGAATAGACCCATCTCGTCACCCATCTGGCGCATCTTGCCTATCAAAGCCAGCTTGTCGGTCTGCTCCAAGACTAGAGCCGCATTGACATTGGCTAGGATTCCCAACCTGTCCGAGTCGGTTAGGGGCAAGGACTTGAGGAAGTCTTGGATTGTTGAGCTTGCCGCAATAATGACTGTCTGAAAGTCCCTTACTGTTAGCGCTCTCACCTGTTCGGGAGTCAGGTCTGCGAAGTTGTCAAGCACTTCGTCTGCGTGTTTCATTGCCCGACTCGTGTCACTCATTCCCTTTAGGTCTTTTTCAAGCATCTCCCTCAAATTACCGAGAACTGCTTCCGGGTCTGCCTTCACTTTAGCCATCTTGACACTCTTGACATCATCCGGGTTTACACCAAGCGATTTGAGGAACGCCTTGAGTTCTTCCGGCATCTCATTTCTTGGAGAGTTTTTATTCTCTCCCTTCTTCCCTTTCGGGAGTCTTCTGTGAGCAATACCACTCCTCCTCTGCCACTTCTTCTTGGGCTGTGGTCTCTCCCAGTAAGAACCGCAAAGCTCTTGCTACGGCTCTTGTCTCTGCCATCCTGAACGAGTGGATTTGGATGTTCTTGTTCGGCACATTGGCTGAGGTCGCATCTCCGTGTGCGCACACCATCTGAGACGGCTCTTTATCTGTCGCCGTGATGGTTATGTTGCACTTGAAGGCGAAGACATCCTTCTCGAAGTCCATCACTACCGGAGTAGGCACTATGTTCAACCTGCTTCCGAATTTGTTGTGCGCTGTTTTCAGCAGGTCGTCAAACGAAGTGAAGTCCTTCATAAAGTTTTCCTTCGCTTTTGGCGAGAGGGTGCTGTCCCCTCCTGCCAGTTTCCTTGAAAGGAGTCCTACGAACTTGTAAAGCTCGTTCTTCTGCTCCTCTTTCCAGATGTCGTCTATGTCGATTCCGTTCTCCTTTGCCAAGCTCTTGAAATCCGTATCGCTGTTCTTGACAATGAAGTCCTCAATTATCGACTGCTGTCTCTTTTGAAGGTCATTGAGCTGTTGCTCTCCCATCTTAGTACACCCTGTTGAAGAACATTCCGTACTTCAACCTTGCAAACTCGATTAGGGCTTCACACGAAGCGATGTTGCCCATAACCTGCCTCATCTGTCTGGTCGCCTCGATGAATTTCTCATCTGAGGTCTTTAGGGTCATTAGCTCTGCTGTCCTTGCTTCTGCGTTCTTAAGACCTTCTGTGTCCGATACCTGCTTCCTCAGTCTTGCATCCTCTATTGCTACTGAATCCTTTGCATTGTTCAACGCATCCTCAAGAAGCACCTTGTCCAATTTCAGTCTCGCTATCTTGACAGGTAGCTCTTCCACAGGCGTTCGGGTAAAATTGTCAAAATCAAACCCCTCTGCCTTATCTTCTTCTTGCCCGATTTCCTGAACCGTTTCCGGTTTAGGTTGTTCTTTGTCTGACATAAATATAATAGGTTTTATTTATATAAATAGTTTATTCTTGCGCTACTCATCTCTTAGCCCCATTACAACAGCATTAAGGTGTCTTTTTAAAACACGCAATATAGTAAGCCCTGAACTTAATCTCTCTCATCTTAGCACCTTCCCCCGATAATCAGGTCGTTTATCTCAATCCACTTGTCAAGCTCCTTGATGTGCGCTTCAAGTGCGGTCTTCTCTGCCTTGCCTTTCTCGTTTAGCGTATGCTCCTCCTTAAAATGCACATTGAGGATTCTCTTGAAGATTCCTCTTAGCAGGAGTATCTCGTCTCTTGTCTTGTCCATTTTCAGGACAAACTTCTCCCCCTTACCGGTCTTGTCTTTTATCATTGTTCACAACCTCTTTTCAAACCTTCTTTGTATGCTTCATCTTCTATGGATTTTATTATAGACACGGATGGGGCAAAGCATCCTATGGGTAAAATCCAGCTCCACACTCCATCCATAGCAATACTCGCCTTGCCCCCCATACTGGCTGAGACCATTGCACCCAAAGTTTTCCAGAAGCCATTCATAATTTGACCTCGACCCCATTAACCGTTACGAGGTCATACTTGCCTTTGAGCATACTTACTGTGTCTCTCCAATCCCCCTTAACCACGAGGATTCTTCTCAGTTTGAAAGAGGTTACTGCGGTCTCAATGCCAATCTCCTCGTTTTTGAGGATTTCGTCTACCTTGTCTGAGCAGACCACTACGGAGTCATTCTCCCCGAAGTTCACTTCCCTCACAAAGATTCCGTCTGCCATTATCGTACCCCTCCGAACTCCTCGTTCCACTCGCCGGAGAGTTGAATATTTCTCAATGCCTCTGCCTGCGAGGAATTTATGGTCTGGTCAGCTTCCGCTTTCACGATAACTGCCTCAGTGAGTTTGTTTTTGGAGCTTTCCGAAAAATCCGAAAATTGGTCTGCCCCTTTTTGCCCGATTTGGTTTTCTATTCCCATAAATATGATAGCTTTTATTTATATATAAGGTCTTATTTGCTCACATATAGCTCATTGGGTCTCTTGTGTGGTCTTTTGGCAGATTTTAGGTTTTCCAAATCCTTAAAATCCCCCTTCCGGGTCGGGATTTGAATTAGATTTTCAATGCGCCCCCCATATTTTGCTTAAAATTTAGGGCATAGTCTGTGCGAGTAGGGGCTTAAGTTTATCCGTCTTTGCAAATTTAGAGGGGCATATCTGCTTGTAGGAAGCTCATATTCCTTGAAATGGGTAAAAAAAACAAAATAGGATAGATTACTAGTCCGAGTTTACCTGAATTACCTTATCTTCCAGATAGGTCTTCATTTCGTTGAGGTTCTCCGGTACTTTTCTGAGGTCTATGAAGATAAACTCCCTGACCATTGCGTTATCGTACTGGTCAATCTTCTTCTGCTTCTTTGCCTCGTCAAGCTCAGTCTCGCACTCGATTATGATTCTCCTCGTTGCATCAAATATGTCCACCACTCCCCCTTCCATTGCCACTTCGCTGAACGAATCAATACCGGCATCCTTGAGCAAACTCATCACCGCCATCTTGACCATCCTGTGCTTGAACCCCTCTATCCCCCGGCTGATGTATAGCGTGTTCTTGGGAGGAAACTTTGCGTTGCAGTTCTCCTTCATATCCCGAACCAACTGCCAAGTCTGCATTGGCTTTCTATGCGTTACCATACTACTCTTACCCTGAAAATTTGAAAGGTCTCACTATTCCTTAATCGCTTTACTAGCTCAAGCCGTATCTCAGGCATCTTGATTATATGGGGTGTCGTTGGTCTTTCAAGCACTTGCCTTGATAAGTTCATCCACAGACGACAGGAACAACTACCTCTTTTGTGTCCTCTGCCTCCCTCTCCGCAGTTTACGCATCTCAGGGCTATTGTCTCTCCCTCTACGAGTTCTGGGGCTTTAATCACACCCCCATTGCACTTAAGGCATTGCCTGTGTATGGTAACTTCTTTGCCATCCCTTATCTCGTTGACAGTAGACACTCCATCTATGCAGGTGCAAGACATCGTTTTTCCAAAGGTCTGCAAGAAAGTCACCTCTTCCTCGTTCTCCTCCTTCGTGCTGTTGGCAACCATCTCCCTGAGATTCCGGAACTCTCTTACATCTAAAAAGTGGACTCTCTCATCAGTCATTGTATTCACCCCTCACCTTACGGAACTTGCCCCACTTGAAGGCGATTATCCCTTTGTCGGTGAAATAGTCAAGCCACTTCTTTGCTGTGTCCATCCGTATGCCAAGCTTCTCAGACACCTCCCTGTAAGAATAC